CCGGGGCGCAGGCCAGTCAGGACTGCAAAGCGATATGCATGGATATTGGCATCCTGTTCAACCTTGCCACGGACGATGCGCGTATCCGTGGAAAGCAGGACCCGCAGCGCGTCCGGCTGAAGGATCTTTCGGCCCTTTGGACGTGCTCCCCTGGGTACTGTGAGGCCCTCGTCCTCTGGCCGCAGGGCGGTGTATTTGTGCTGCCTTGCCCATTTCACAAAGCTGACTTCAACCGCCCGGATTCCCTGTAATGTTTTCTTAGAGAGGTTTCCCCTGCTCTTTCGAGTGGCCTGTGGGTTCATGCTGCCTTCCTTGTATGCCCGATTCAGCACATCCTGCAGCATTCCCGTCACCGATCCGGCGGTCGCCCACCACTGGCAGGATGTAGTTCTGTCCGAACTTCTCCACCTGCTGGGCATAGCTTGTGCCGGCGGTGGCCCGCACCGAGATCAGATACTCGTTCCAGACCTCCAAGCAGCGCTTGGTGGTGCTGCAAATGCCCTCATCCAGCCAGGCATCCGCTTTTGCATTTGCTTCCCGCTGGCCGGTACGGCCCGGCTTTGCACTGGTGAACGTCTTGCGCACCCCGTCCTTCTGCACCTTGATCTGCCAGCGGTTCTGGTTCGGCAGCCACTGGGCGGTGTTGGTTCGCATTCCCATAAAAAATACCTCCTTTGGGGTACACTTTGACAAGCCCGCCCAAAAGAGGTATAATCGCAGTGTCGAGTGTGCGATGCCCTCTTCTGGGTGAGCCGCTTCTTTTAACTCCTTCGGTGTTCCAGCACCGGGGGAGTTTTTTCTTTTGTGACGGTTGAAACGAAAAATAAGGGCTGGTGCATGCACCAGCCCTCTAAAAACAGCTCCACTCACGTGGCATTTTTGTTCGTCTGTATTATTCTACAGAAAAGCAAGGCAGTGCGCAATGCACTATTGTTTTACAAAAATGTGTTATTGTTGCATTATTCCAGCGGATACAACTGGTTGATGGCTTTTATCACAAACGAATACGAGGACAACAGAACCTCATTTTTTTGGAAATACTCTTTCCGTTTCACCATCCGCTCATCAAAAAGCTGGTGGAGTTCATCGGCAAAGTGCTCCCGTGTTCGGGGAGAAGTTACGATTTTGTCGTAAACGAAAAGCAGCCCCACGAAGTCGTGAATAACAGGGTTCGACATCTTTTTTTCACGAGACGTTGCCTTGATGCCCGGAATCGTGCTTGCAAAATGGTTCAAGAACATGGAGGGCTTTATTTTCCTGGTGTAAGGTGCTCGCATACTGTTCAGCAGGCAGTTATTGTGGGCGGCTGCATTTCGCAAACAGCGAACCGCAAACAGACAACGGAATAGATCCTCGTTCTTTCCGCCTGTATTCTGATCGTATACCTCACACAGCATTACAAGGTCACCAAAAGAAAGAACCTCAATCAGGTTCCAGACTGCATAACCCTCTTTTTCCAATTTCCGAATCAGGTCACAACACATAGAATTTTCTGATTTAGCGCTGATAGAGGCTTTGACCTCTGGATATACGCTGAAAAATCTATCTACGATTTCGTAGCCGTCCTCATCTGGATTCTCGCTGATTTCCCGAATCAGCATGACCTTAAGGTAATGCTCGAGATCCAAGGTGGCATGTAGGATCAGTCTGCGGAGGTGCATATCCAGGGTAGACAATTCCATTAGGTATGCAAAATCCAGGTTCAGATACTTTCCGGTCTTTGGATTGATCTCATAGTCCTTATCAAATGCCTTGACCTTGAAAAAGAAAGTACTGTACGCCAAAAAGGATGCCGCCTGTTCTTCTGTGCACAGGGTAAAGGCGACACCTTTATTTTTGAGGTGTTCTACCTGCTGTTCGATTGTGAGCTTTGGCCTGCGAGGCAAAACCATTGCATCCGATAACTTGTTTCCTTGTACGTCCATATAAATTCACTTCCTCCGGTTCCTAATCACCCCACCCAGTACGTCCAACCCACGGCGCGGCCCTCGATCTGCACGTCTTCCAGCTGGGGCCGGGGCAAATTATCCTTGGGTGCCCTGCTTTGCCTTCTGCGCCTCTTCTCTTAACTTAATAGATTCGCGGTACTGTTCTGCCGGAGCAAGTTCCACAAACTCCACAGAACGGTCATAGTTTTCCTTGACAACCTTTTTGATTTCGTCCAGGGAAACACGGAAGAACTCTCGCCGCTGGTTTACAAAGTTGAGCTTGCGATCCGCAAAGGCATTGTGCAGTGCAGCTTCCAACCGAGGAGCATCATCCGAAAAAATCATAGCATGTACATCAAAGTCAAACGGAACCGAGGCATCGCCCAGCTCGTCCACACGATCCTGTGGATCAAGGCGACGTGTCATACCGATTTTGTAAACGTTCTCGCCAAATGCGCCAATATTCGAGATCACATAAACATAACCGGCACGCTGATTAGCCTCACGATAATCAACATCTTTGAACTCTTTGTCAATCTTATCCAGCTGGGCCAACAGCTCAGCTTTCTTTTCTTCGATTGCTGCACGGTCAACCTCAGAAGCAGAAACCAACTGCGCATTGATACGATCCAGCGCATTCTGATAATGCTGCTGCTCTTTTTCCAATTTCTTGCGTTCCTCTTCGATTTCCTTGGCAAGCTTTGCCTCTTCACGCATTCTTGCTCTAGCTTCCTTCTGCTCTTCCTTCTCCTGCTGCTTTTTCTGGGCATATTCAAAAGCAAGATGAAGTTCCTCGATTTTTAAGCGGTAGTATTTCGGCTGGATGCTGACTTCCATAATGGTTCCCAGCTTGGAAATCGCTTCCCTAGAGGTAGTAATACGCTTTTCACTGGCTTCGATATTATTGTATTTGACGTGTTCAATTACGTCATCGCATTCAGAATTGAATGCACGAAGGAGAAGTTTCTGCATATCAGAGACCATCTTCTTGCCTTTGGACGCATTTCCATTGACTGTCCAGTTCATATTTCCGCTGACAGCCGTTTTCGCTTTAATCATATCTTTCTGTTTGGTACGAATTTCCAAAAGATGTGCCTTGTACTCGTCTGCATTCATAAAAGAGTACCGAGGAGTATAAAGCCCAAAACTCTGCATCAGAATTTCTTCATTCGTTTCAATAATCTGGTCTTTTGCCTGTTGAAGTTCTTCCAAGGCATCCTTCAACTCGCGGTTGCGGCTTTCAAGTTTTTCTTGGACACGAGCGAGTTCTTCACGTGAAGCTTTGATTTCTCGATTGATGTCGTCCAGTGTGCGGCTTTCTGACGGCATAGCTTCCCGAAGGCTCTGCATTTCAGCATTCAGTCGTGCAATTTCTTCTTTTTCTTTCTTGCCAAACAGTGACATCTTAACTTCCTCCAACATCAGATATCCCGGCAGAGCCCAACGGCCTTGCCTTCAATGACAACGGCATTCATATCTTCCCGGCTGAGGATGATGCTGCTGAAAGCCGGATTCTCCGGCCGCAGTTCAATGAAGTTCTCGTGCAGATAGACATGCTTCAGGGTAGCCTCTTCCCCGATCCGCACAGCAGCGATCTCGCCGTTCTCCACCTCTGGCTGGCTGCGAATCGCCACCAGATCGCCATCGTGGATGCGGGGTTCCATGCTGTCGCCCTTGCAGGTCAGTGTAAAGGTGGAGTGCCAGCGGGAAGGCACGCACACCATTTGTTCGATGTTCTCTTCTGCCGTGATGGGCGTACCGCAAGCGATCCGTCCCACCAGCGGTACCACGTCCATGGCTGGCATCGGCTCAAAGCCCGGCGGAACAGTGGGCTCTTTGGATGCAGCCAGGGCAGGCTGCTCCTCCCAGCCCATCAGATAGGCGGGAGACACTCTCAGCCGTTTTGCAATGGCATCTACTTTATCTGTCGGTATGTTTGTTACAATGTTATTCTCATACTTATATACAGCTTGCTTTGATACGCCAATGTAGTCAGCAAGCTCCTGCTGGGTTACGTCTTGCTCCTGACGCACTTGTCGAATGCGATCACCTACAGTCACCATGAGCACCTCCTTTAATATCTATAGTATAGCAGATAAACTGACGGTTTACAATATTTTTAATTGAATTACCAAAAATAACTTGACAGGTTACAGATATGGTGTTATCATACTTGTAACCTCACAAGTTACATCGAGGTCGTTTGGAGGTGAAAACGTGGTAAATGTCAATTTACTCAAGTCGTACATGGTCAGAGCGGGTTACACCCAGAAAAAATTGGCTCAAGAGCTCGGGATTTCGGAGCAAACCTTAACTCGCAAACTCAAGAAACGTGTCTTTGGCACGGACGAAGCCTCAAAGATTGTAGAGCTTTTAAGTATCGACAATCCGCAGGCTGTATTTTTCGGCCACTGAGTAACCTGTGAAGTCACATCAAAGGAGGTGAACAACGTGAACGACAACAAAAAGCCCAGCGAACCTGTGAAAGAGGAACGCTGGGGGATCATTCATTATATGCGTAGCCATCGGCCGCCCTGGTGGCTGTATTGGACGCCAGCCATTCTGTGGGGTATTACGACTGCAATTGCAGCCACAGCGATATGGCTGAGATAATGAGCGCCGCAAGGGCCATTAAATTTGACAAAATGATGCCCGTCCACTCTCTGAAGTTTTCTTGCCGGTAGCGAGAATCTTCTTTTTCTTTCAAAAGGCGTTCTGCATTTTTCTTCTTGTCAATGTAGTCTGCATAAAGCATTCCATCTTCTGTAACCACGAATTCGTCATCTGACTTTGAAAGCGCATACGGCACCAGAAAACCGAGTTTTACCAAATGTCCTGCAACGACTGGGTGTAAACGCAGAACAGCTCCGTATCGTGCCGATTCAAGATACTGCAAGTCATTGTCGGATAGTACGATTTTGTCAAAGTCTGTCATATTTTATCACCTCCCTTCCCGCCCAAGTATACCGCAGAAGGGAGCCGCCAACAAGGAGGTGAGCAACGTGAAAAAGCCTTATCTCAAAATCAGTCGTCTGGCAGAAGACCAGGATCTCAATCAGGGCGCACTTGCGGCCCTGATTGGGGTAAGCTCCAACACGATGACCGCACGGCTCAAGGGGACACAACCTTGGAGGAGTGACGAAATCGTCATCATCTGCAGAGCACTACACATCCCGCAAGAAAAAATCGGGGAGTATTTCTTCCCGGCAATCGCAAAGGAGGAAAAGACCGCATGAAACCTTACACCCTTGCATCCGAGCGGGCCGCAGCGCCCACTGGATGCGCGTACATCGCACCGCTGTTTTGGAACAAGTGGTTCCGTTGGGGCGGTAGTCAGGCATCTGGCTGCTACCAGCTGGGCGGACAAATCAAGGATGAAAGCCACACCGGGCTGCAGATTTTTGCTGATGGCGAATGGCACCCGGTCATCGGATGGGCATTGGACGACTGCAGACCCGCAGTCAATTGTCTTCAGGAGGTAGGAGCATGAATATCAGCCCGAACGCTCAGTTAAAAATCCAGATGGGGAAGGATGGGAACCCCAAGATTTATGCCTGCGGTACAGAGATGGAACAGAAAGCCCTTTGCGCCGCTCTGATTGCCGGGATTTGCATAGATCAAAGAAATCCGGAAGCATTGCTCAGCATAGTGACTACTGCCGCAGACCTCATGGACAGAATGGAGGAATCCCCCAATGAAGATTAAATCCCGCGTCTGGTACTGGCTGGCTGCTGCCAGCGGTACCGCAAGTCTGCTGTACGGAATGGGCATCGAGGGCGGTGCACAGCTGGGCAGCTCCATCTCTGACAGCCAGTTCGTCACGGCCCTGTGCCTGGTTCTAGCAGCGGTAGCGTTCCTGCGGCTGGGCTTTGCCGCCCAGGATCGTGAACAGAACGCCCGCCGCTATGGCCGCATCCAGCGTCATCACGCCCGTACCGAAGAGCCGGAGTACCGGCAGAACCGGAGGGGCGCATGAAAAGCAAATGAGCCCGCCCGTGCTGGTAACACGGACGAGCCCAAAGGGTGATGGAATTCACAAGCCCCATCCCCTTGATGATATCACATCAGAAAGGATTTTACAAATGAAAGGTATTTTAGCCGAACCGGGCAAGGCTCCGATGATCGCATCCCTGCCCGACAGCCTGTGGGCCATTGAGAACCGGCTGGGCACTCCCTGCGAGATGATCGTGCTGCCCCGCACCCCGGCGGTGCTGTTCGTGGGCCGGTACGATGGCCCCATCCAGCCCGCCAGCCTGCTCAACCGGACATACCGGGGCCGCCAGCTTTACGGGCCCATCCTCTGCTACGGCTGGAAGGGCAACAACATCCAGCCCATGAACAAGGATGTGCAGACCGAGATGCTGGACCGCCTGAAGGGCACGGAGGTGAAAGTGTGACCACCTATATCTGCAAATGCGGACGGCGAGTGAAGAAATCCACCGATGCCAGTACCACTGGAAAACGCCTATCTGGTTACGCACCCGGCCATGAGTGCTGGGGATGCCCCTATGCCATGCCATACGGAGACTTTCAATGGGATGAAAGTGCTAGAACTGTCAGCCGGGAGACTCGGGGCTACGAGTGCCGGATGAGCAAGACCCTCACTTATGCGTCAGAGTTCGCTGGCTCTGTCAAGGATAAATGCACCTGTCGAGTGCATAGTCTGGACTTCGACTTTCTGTCTCAGGTCTCCGCATGGATCAAAGACACTTATCCAGACAGAGAGATTTTCGGCTCATTTTCCAAAGATATTCGTGCATCGGACTATGGATCTGACGGGCGCTATTGCCTGACAATCACATGCACTCAGAATCTGAAAGGTGTTGCCGCAAAAAGAGAGCTGTTTGGTCAGTTTTTCAATCCAGATGGAAGCCGCAAGGACATGACACCGCAGCAGGAAATGGAAAAGATTCTTGCCGACATCAAAAAAGCAAAGGAGATTCTCTCATGTGCACCTGCCCAGAATGCGGATGCTGCTGTGACTACGGCAGAGAATGCTGTCCCGACTGCCACAGCGGCAACGCCGACCATCTCGGAGAGCGGGGCGGATGTAAGCGCATCGACCCCCGCGACATCCCTGCAGAACTGCGAATCGGCCCCTGCCGCATCGGCGGGCGGTTCTTCTGTATCAACAGCTGGTGCCATGCAGGACAAGCCCCTGACCACCGTGCCGGATGAGATGCGCCCGACGTTCGACTATTCCGGCCTGACTGACCAGACCGTGGAGGACCTGCACTTTGCCGAGGACGAATACCGCCACGGCAAACAGATGGCCGAGCGCGGCCTTGTCCACATGGGCAATGCCATTGCCGCCGCCCATGATGCGCTGTGCGGAGTTGTCCAATTGTTGGACAACTCAAAGCATGGCAATCGCGGGGATGATTCTTTTCGGGCATGGTGCTGCTCTATCGGCATCACAAAGTCAACCGCCTACAACCTGCTGCAAGTCTCTGCCCTGATGGACGGCAGCAGCCCCCGCCAGCAGGCTATTCTGGAAGCCCTGCCGCCCACCCTGCTGTACGCCGTGGCAAAGCCCAGTGCCCCGCAGGAGCTAGTGGAGAAGGTCAAGAACGGTGAGGTCACCACAAACAAAGCCTATCAGGATCTGCTCAAGGAAAACCAGCAGCTCCGCACCGAGCGGGACAAGGCCCGCGCCGACCAGCTGAGCACCGCCAAAGACTGCAACCGGCTGGGTCTGAAGGCCTCGCAGGAAAAAGACCGTGCAGACAAGGCCGAGGCCCGGGAAGAAGAAGCCTGGAAGATGCAGAGCAAGGCCGAAACCCGGGCGCAGGAGGCCGAGAAGCAGCTGGAGGGTTCCCGGCAGATGGCCGAAGCGGCCAAGCTCCGGGGCGACAAGCTCAAGGCCGAGAACGACGCGCTCAAGAAGCAGCCCATCACCGCGGTGGTGGACAAGGAAGAGGTGGAGCGTCAGGCCAGGGAAATGGCCGCCGAGATGACCGCCGACCTGCGGGCACAACTGGAACAGGCCTCTTCCGGCAGCGAACAGGATGCCCACAGCTCCTATGACAACGTGCTGCTGGCCGACCGCTCTTTCCAGAACATCGGCAAAATGGTGGTTCCGTCCCTCCGCAGGCTTCCGCCCGAACAGCGGGAGCAGCTGACCAATATGCTCATTCACACACTCGGACAGATCCAAGGGGAGGTATCCAGATGTCTGTAACCATCACGGCCCTTGAGGCCGAAAACGTCAAGCGCATCAAGGCCGTTGCGCTCACTCCTGCCCCCACCGGGCTCACCCTCGTGGGCGGCAACAACAATCAGGGCAAGACCAGCGTGCTGGATGCCCTTGCCTGGGCGCTGGGCGGCGACCGCTTCCGCCCCAATGCCGCACAGCGGGACGGGGCCGTGGCTCCCGCCCATCTCAAGGTCACCCTTTCCAACGGCGTGGTGGTGGAGCGCAAGGGCAAAAACAGCACCCTGACCGTTACCGACCCCACCGGGCGGCGCAGCGGCCAGCAGCTGCTCAACGCCTTTATCGAGCCGCTGGCCCTTGACCTGCCCCGCTTTATGGAGGCATCCGACAAGGAGAAAGCGGACATCCTGCTCCGCATCATCGGCATCGGCAGCGAGCTGCACGTCCGGGATCTGGAGATCAAGTCCCTGTACGACAAGCGCACCTTCACCGGCCAGCTGGCCCAGCAGAAAAAGCACTTTGCCGAGGAGCTGATTTCCTACCCCGATGCCCCGGAAGAACCGGTCAGCGCCTCCGACCTCATCCGCCAGCAGCAGGAGATCCTGGCCCGCAACGGCGAGAACCAGCGCAAGCGGCAGAACATCGACCTTCTCGAAGGCAAGGCCCGCACGCTGGCCGACCGCCGCGTTCAGCTGGAACAGACCCTTGCACAGCTGGTGAAGGAGCAGACCGAAGTAAACGAATCGCTTTGCACGGCCCGGAAATCTGCCGAGAACCTGCAGGACGAATCCACCGCCGAACTGGAAGCCTCCATCCGGAGCATCGAGGAGACCAACCAGAAGGTGCGGGCCAATCTGGAAAAGGCCCGGGCCGAGGACGAGGCCGCCCAGTATGCCAGCGACTACGACAAGCTCACCGAAGCCATCACCCAGAAGCGGGCCGACCGCATGGCCCTGCTGAACGGTGCTGACCTGCCCCTGCCGGAGCTGAGCGTGGAGGACGGTGCCCTTACTTATAAAGGAAAGCACTGGCGGGATATGTCCGGCAGCGATCA